AATATTCTTATGCGGAAAGGAAAGGGCTAGATAGTGAAGCCATAGAGCTAAGGAAAATGATCCGAGATAATGGCGATCTGATTGCTTCGTTGATCGAAATTGTAAAGAGGATGGAGGTCCAGAACGAAGATATTCTGGGTATTAAGTTAACCGAGAAGTAAATAACCTGGGGAAATAACTATGGGTAAAAAGCTTGATGCTATATGGGATTACATGATTGAAATGGGCCGTGATGTGATGGGTATCGATATGCGGTCATTCAGCAACGAGGAACGGATAACAGCACTTGAGGCGGAGGTGAAGGGGATTCTTGCCGATACGATTAAAATAGGATGCCTGCCACCAGAAGAAGATAATAGCATATACAAAGCATGGCCTTCAGAGCCGCTTATAAAGTTCCATGACGAGAAGAGCATGGAAAGACTTGCCGCCCTAAGGGCAGAGCTAGGCACTGTGCGGATGTTGTTAAATGAGGCATGTGATAACGGTGACTATGCAGGTAGAGATCTATACGGGCACAGAGTAGGTATTTTAAATCTTGAAGTCAATCGACTTGAGAGGGGGGGAGAGTCATGACTAAAGCGAAACAGAAAATATCAACCGATGGGATAGTAGCAAAGCTTGATGATATCTATAACTACACAGGTGTCCTGCTACATGAGATGACAGACGTTGATGCATGTACTGACATGCTTGAGGTAAGGCGGGAGATAAGACTGTTGCGTATGAGCATCAAGCCATATCCATCAAGCATAGTGAGTAAGGATGAGGGTGAGTTAAGCATAGCGAGTGCAATGAGCAAGGATTATGGCCAGCCCGTGAAAGATCCAGATAAATTCCTGAAAGAGGTGATGGCTGAGGTCATGGGCAATCAGCTATATCCAAAATGAACCTAACACAAGAACGATTAAAAGAAGTCCTGCACTATGACCCCGAGACAGGGGTGTTTACCTGGCGGGTTTGTTTGTCTAATGTTACCCCTGTTGGGTCTGTCGCTGGAACTTTTATTGGGTCTGTTGCTGATCGGGCTAGAGGGAGAATGTACCGGTCAATAAAAATTGATCGTGTGGCATACAGAGCGCATAGGCTTGCGTTTCTTTACATGACAGGGGAATTCCCGGCAGATGAAGTGGACCATATCAGACATGATAGGTGTGACAATAGATGGAAGGCTCTAACAAAGGCTACAAGGCGAAGTAATTGTCATAACCAATCACTACGAGAAACAAGCAAGACAGGGCACATTGGGATCAGCCTCAAGAAGAACGGGCAATATTATGTATGCATTGCTCACAAAAACTGTGGTGTTTATGATAGCCTAGAAGATGCCGTCGCTGTATCACGAAAGAAGTACAAGGAACTAGGATACCATCCAAATCATGGGAAATAAGTTAACTACTGGGGAGTAATACAATGGGAACAGAAACTAAGGGCCTGCTGGAAACCATCGATAACCTTACAGCTGTTAATGAGCTGAATGAAAAAGTTATTTCCGAGATGCAATGCGGTAACGATTACCTTCGGGACAAGTGGTATGCGGCAAAAGAGGCGGGTTCCTCTCTGGCTGAGGAGAAAAAAGAGGTAGAGAAGGAGAGGGATGCCTATAAGGAGAAGGCTGGCTACCTGCGCGACGACAACACTAATCTAGAGCGGCAGCGGGATGATGCTAAGGAGCAACTAAAGCTTGTAGAAAAGGAACGGGACGCTCTACGCGAGGATAATGCCAGGTTAGCGTTCGATAATCATGTTGAACGCTCACATAAAGCCGACGCGCTAGAGATGCAGTTGTTCCAGCTAGAAGAGAAGTATGACCTTCTAGCAGATGCTATGAGCGACTATTTTTTGCGGAAATAAGATAGCTAAGAGGGGAGGAAAGAACATGGCACTAGATCAATTACATAAGACCTACATCGCTATTAGCGAGCATAATGACGAATTGGAGGCTGACTTATCGCAGGCGCGGCATGACTTGGTTGATGCACGCGCGTGCAACTTTAACCTCAGGAGGGCATTACATAAAGCAACCCATCCGTGGGTATTAGTGGACGATGACCTGCCGAGTAATAATTCGCCTGTATGCGTCCATATTAAGGTTGAGGCAGATCGTGGGCATCGCTACATGGTATCTATGGGCCGGTACATGCATGACGGTGATGAGCCCGGGTGGCAGGTTGGGGACAAGACCGCAGTCGTTTTATGCTGGGCGTATTTCCCTGATAACCTGCCGTACTTCGATCAATGATCTATGTATGAGTTGTCTAGTACAAAACTCAGAGATACCAATAATCTACAGCCCTATGGCGGAGGACTACAGGTATAAAGTCCTGTATGGGGGCAGGAGCGCTGGCCGGTCCTGGAGTATAGGCAGGATACTGCTAAACAAGGGCATAAAAAAACCCCTTCGTATCCTTTGTACAAGGGAGCTACAAAAATCCATTAAACAATCAGTTCATCGCCTGCTATCTGACCAGATACGGTTGATGAACATGTCGCATCTGTATGAGGTCCAGCAGAATGCGATATATGGCCCTAATGGGACAGAATTTACGTTCCTCGGTGTGCGCGCCAATCCTGAAGAGATCCGGTCAATGGAAGCGATCGACATCTGTTGGATCGAGGAGGCGCACAGCCTTAGCGAGGGGTCATGGGATATTATTGACCCGACAATACGCAAGGAGGGATCGGAAATATGGTTATCATTCAACACAAGATTTAAGTTTGACTATGTATATCAACACTTTATCGTTGATAAGCAGCCGGATGCGCTCGTTATCAAGTCCAACTACATGGATAATCAGTATAATTCTGATGTGGTGATCAAGCAGGCTGAAAACCTTAAGGTCGTCGACTACGAAAAATACCTCCATATCTGGATGGGTAACCTCAAGCGGCTGGCAGAAGGGGCCATATTTGGTGCACAAGTCACCCAAGTAAGTAAAGATGGTCGATTATGCTTTATTCCGATACAGAAAAACTGTGAAGTTATGACTTTTTGGGATGTCGGCAAAGATGATCCAACGGCTGTATGGTTCATGCAAAAAACGGGCCAGCAATACAAATTTATTGATTATTTCCAAGGCAGGCTAGAAGAGATTGAATATTACACTAGGTTTGTCCGCAGCCGTGACTACTTGTATTCTATGCATTATTTTCCCCATGACGCAGATCATGATAGACTAGGGATGTCAAGGAATATCAAGCAGCAATTTGTTGACGGAGGAGTAAAGCCCGCTACTGTAGTAGACAGGATAGGGCACAAGGCTACTGCCATAGCGTTGGCGCGGGAATGGTTTGCAAGGTGCTGGTTTCATTTGGGTGACGATGGAGATACGCCGGTTGAGGAGTGTGACGGGTATTACGAGTGTGACGATAAGCACATGCTGACACGTGCAACCCGGATGGAACGGGGTTATGCGACACTGTGTAACTATCGGTACAAGTACGTTGAGGAGGACGATGTATATCAGCGCACACCACACCATGACAGGGCTAGTAATGGGGCAGATGCCTACATGTGCTTTGCTCAGGCAGATATGGACAGGCAGGCAGGGATGTCAGACTGGAGTAAGCCGATTAACTATTAACTGGGGAGAATAGCATGGAAAATGACACCATAGAATCAGTATTTGTTCGTGCTGCGAGATTGCAGGATGAGCTGGAACATGTGTTTTGCTCAATGCAGGAGGCTTTTGTGAGCCTGCCTGACTCTAATGACCCTGGGGAGGGACAACAGGATACAGCAAAGGATGAGCGGACTTGAGCTTGTAGAAGACACAGAAGAGACGACGGAGGGGGTTGTTGAGCCCCATATGACAGACAGCGAGCTTGTTTCTGTCTGCACGAATGAGGTAAGTCGCGGCACAGGCGGGTCAATATCATCTGATAATGATGCGAATATTACGCTGCCGATAGAGTATTATTTTGGACGGGCTCCCGGGTTAACGGGTACTAGGGCAAAAGACCCTAATGCAAGTCGATATGTATCTATGGACGTGATGGACGCTGTAGAGGCTACGGTTGCCGAAATCATGCCGACGTTTACCTCTGAAATGATCGCACTCTATTCCCCTGAAGATGAGCGGGACGAGGATCAAAGCAAAACAGAATCCGAACTCGTAAACAATCTATTTTTTGAAGAGTACGACGGTTATACCCTACTCCAGGTAGCACTTAAAGATGCACTCCTGAACCGTAACTGTACGGCTAAAGCCTATTGGGATGAAAGGGCGTATGTCGAATATGAGGTAATAGAAAACATCCCTGAAATGGCACTAGCTATGGTGATGACGCCACAACAGCCTGACCAGAAAATAGATATTCTAGAGCAGATTGTGACAGAAGAGGGCAATCCTGGCGCTATCATTGCATTGCAGGCTGAGGCGGACGGGTTGACAGAGATGGAGTCTGCAGTCGCAGCACAAAGCCCGCAAGTACAACAGGTTGCACAGCAGGCCATGATGGCCGCGCAGGATAAGTTTACGATTAAAGTCAGGCGTACAACGGTAAAAGGAAAACCAGTAATAGAGTCTGTTGCTCCTGAAAATGCGGTTGTCGCAGGCAGTCATAAATCACCATACCTCCATGATGCCAGGTTCTGCGCTCATGACATGAGTGTGACCGAATCAGATTTAATAGAACAGGGTTTTGAAGTTGACCAGGTTAAAAACCTGCCGACCTACAGCACAAACATCGAGGAAGAGGCCAGATCGCGGGATTCTGACGAATACGACTACACCTCTCAACATCACTCAACACGATTAATTCGCGTATATGAGTGCTATCCACTGATTGATTTTGATGGTGATGGCATTGCAGAACGGCGTAAGGTCAGTATTGCCGGAAATGAGCTATTACGATATGAGGACGGATCAACAGCGAACGAAGAGATAGACGATGTACCGTTGATTGGTGGTGTGACAATGGTTAACCCTCACAAGTATCAAGGTATCAGTATGTTTGATCGTCTGAAGCAAATCCAGGACGGTAAAACTCCAATATGCAGGGCTATTATTGACGGGACTCTGCTATCAGCTCACCCGCGCGTTGGTATTTTAGATGGTGATGTTAACTTGGACGATATGCTTGTGACTCGTACAGGCGGTAACGTGAGGATGAAAAGAATGGACGCTGTAATGCCGTTCCCGAATCCAGAGGTTCCTCCGTCTAGCTATGCTATGCTTGATTGGTTCGATAAGGTGCGGCGAGATAGGGGCGGCGGTGCTATTGATACGGCAAATACTGCACAGGCTATGCACGGTGATGCAGGATTTGTTGTGGATCGGGTGATGGGTGCTATGGAGCTTAATAACGCTGTCATGGCCAGGTCATTCGGCGAGACCCTTATCAGAGGTATATTTATCGAGATCCATAACCTTTTGAGAAAACATCATAAGGGTACTATTTCATCAAAGGTCGGCGGGCGGTGGATTAACTCAACACCATCAGAGTGGCGGACTCGTACCAATGTGGTTGTACAGATAGGTAGCAGCCATACAGAGCGGTCGCGGCAGGCTGGCGTTGTCAGGGAGGTCATTAAAGAGCAAAAAGAGCTACTGTCTGTTGGTTCTGTCCTCGCCGATGAAAAGAGGCTATATACAGCAGAGACTGACATGGTGAGTTTGGCGGGTGTAAAGAATCCCGACAGATACTTTGTTGACCCTGAAAGTCAGGAAGGGCAGGCAGCTCAGCAACAGAGCGATGCAGAGTCTGCACAAGAAAAGCAAAAGAATGAACAGATACAGGGCGCTATGCTTAAGTCTCAACTGGATCTAGGCCGGGCTGAACTGATGAAAGGGGAGGCTGATATTCAGGCCCAGCACGTTAAGCTTGAGGTAGAAAAGCAGAAACAACAAGACGCTAGTGTTATAGCCATGCTTGAGATGAAGCTTGAGCAGATGAAACAGGATGCACAGGATTATAAGGACGGTGCAGCGCAGCGGTTTGATTACGAAAAACTGGCAAGCGATAACGCCATAAGGATCACAGAGCTTGAAATGCAAGCTAATCGTGATATGAGTGCACAGGTAGAAGAGAATGCTAATGAACTTGGGGAGGATTAAATGAAACCAATAACCGCACCAGAAGAGCGTTACGCCCGGATTATGGTGGAGGATGATGCAAAAGACCTTATAGCTGAACGTATTCAGGATGGACTATTCCGAAGATGGCTAAGGGCTACACCAGAAGAGATGAAAGAACTCCGAAACCTATCGCATGCGGTCAATCTGGTATTTAGAGAATGCAGAATTATACTTAACGAAGTAAACGACCTGGAGGAGAAAAATGAGCGGGAAAAATGACGTTAATGCGGTACGTGAGCTGTTTGCAGCGCAAGCACCTACTGAGCAACCGGTAGCTACTGAGGAGTCAGCAGATGCTCAGGAGGACGCCGCTGTTGAGCAGGTTGCTGACCTGTTAATTGACAGCGCAGAGCCTATTGAGCAGGAGACTGAAGAGTCTGAACCTGTCTCTGAGGAGGCTGTATCTGAAGAGGCTGAACCGGCTGATAGTTACACCGTCACGTCACTAGGGGAAGCTATCGGGTTTGAGCCATCCCAGATGTATGATGTTGAGGTTCCGATGGGTGATGGAGTTGAGCCGGTTAGGCTTGGTGATATTAAAGACAAATATCAGGAAGCAAGCAAAGAAAGGGCTCGACTTGCTGCAGAGAATACTGCACTAAAGGAAACCGCTGGTAAGGCCAGCCAGCATGCGCAGGAAGTGGACCAGGGGGTAGTAGACGCCAAAGCTGCACTTAAATCTGTGGTAGACCAATATCAGTCGATAAATTGGCCTGAAATGGAGCAACAGGACCCAGGGAAGGCTGCATTATTGCGCCAGCAGTATCAAATGGCCGCTGCAAATGCAGGCGAAAATGTCAACAGGGCAATATATGCTGCTGAAATGGGTCAGCGTGAGGCAATGGGTGTGCTGCGTGCTGAAATGATAGAGCACCATCCTGCATGGAGCGACCCGGCTGTTATGGACGCCGATCACGGCAAAGTGCGCCGTTTGATGGAGGGTGCTGGGTGTAAAAGCGAAACAGTAAACCGCATAAGGGACCCACAACTTATAGAGTTGATGCTTGAACTAGATGGCCTAAGGGGTGAAAAAGGTGCGGCAACTGAAGCCATGAAGGTTGTACGCAAGGCACCCAAGCGAATCCGGGCCACAGGGACGCCAACATCACAGAAAAAAGGTGTTACAGTTCAAGGGCTTAAGAAGGGGATACGGGGAGCACCTGTTGGCGGTAAAAAGCAGGCTGAAACGGATGCGGTAAGGATGTTGCTTGCAAGGGGGCTGGCGGAATGATCACCACGGAGATAATTGTAAGGACTGGCAATCGCCATACGGATGAACATGGCAGCGTGTCATGGTCAGATGATTTTAAGAGGACTTGCTGCATAACCTCACCTGATATTGATAGAGACAAGATTTATATGGAAATTGATTCAGCCCTTGATGTGATAGAGAGATACAGAGATCTGGATTAATTATTAATTATGTGCTAGTGTTTCAATAACCTGCATAGAGATGTGCAAATTATCAAGTAAAGGCGAGTAGCTTCTTGCTGGTAAGGATAAAGGTTAACACAACTTTTTCTTAACTATTAGGAGGCTACTATGACCAATATAAACCTTACCGCTGCGGATCTCGCAGCGGTTCCCGTGCGCGGAGCAATACACGAATCGCTCATGAATGCCGTGTATGATATATCTCCCGACCCCAGAGTAATATGCGATCAGACAGGCACCATGGATTCGGGAAACACCCTAAAAGGGTGGATTCGTGAATCACTAGAAGTTGCCAATCCGCGAAATGCGCGGGTGTCTGGTTCAGACTCTACCGGAAACGATACACGGACCGGTGAGCGTCTTGAAACTTACCACCAGATTGCATCCAAGACCATCAAGGTCTCTGACCGTGCAAGCAACTCCGATACTGTAGGCTCAAGCGATGAGTTGATTCGCCAGCTTATCAAGCGTCAGCGAGCGCTCCGGCGTGATGAAGAGTCAACCTATGCATCTCGCGGCATTGCTCAGGAAGGCGACGGTTCTACGGTTCCAGGTTGGACTGCCGGCGTTGGCGGATGGATTGGTGTGCCGCAGTTCAACATCGACACGGGTGATGATGACCCTAGTACAACCCCTGGTTCTACTTCATCCAATAACTCAATACGCGGTGCCGGATTAGGTGCGGACCCTATTCTCTCTAACACCACGAGTGGTGGCGGATATCCAGCTACAGAGGCGGGTGTCGGCGATACTTGGGCATGGTCTGAGACTGCCACCAAAAACATGATGAGGGCGGCTTACGAAAATGGTGGACAGCCTTCCGTCGCCATGTCTACTCCTGCTGTAATCGAGATTATGTCCGATTATCTGTTCACCAGCTCGGCGCGTGTTGCAACTTTGCAATCCACTGCACCACAGGGTAACAGGGTCGACAATAGCTCAGGTGATGGGCAATCGACTGGTGGCATCGTAGCTCAGGGCTCCGTAAATGTGCTAGTAACAAATTTTGGCACTTTATTCCTGACCCCCAATCTTTTCCAGCCTGATTCAGAGGCTGGCGTATCTGCAGATCTGTATTTGCTTGATATGGAGCTTTGGGAACGGTCGTATCTGCAGGGTTATGAAACCAAGGATCTGGCACGTACAGGTATCGCGGAAAATCGGGAAATTACGGTTGACTTTGCGTTGTGTTGCCTGAATCCAGAAGGTAATGCGGTGGTGGCTGACGTTTCAACCACACTAGCGGGTACTGTTTAATAAATCCCAATTGGCGGGGTGAAATCCCCCGCCTTTTTTTAGGAGGTAAAAAATGGGAGATGATGAAGTTTATGTTCCGCCAAAGAAACGGGGGCGGCCTAGAAAACCCCCGGCTGACGCTACACCTGTAGTTGAGGAGCAAGTAGACAAAACCTATGTGAATGTGACAAAGGTTAACGTATTCACCCAGCATGGCAGGTGTCCTCCGGGTGCTCATGTAGTCCTAAGTGATGAAGATGCAGCAAGGTATAAGGGGAGGCTGGCATGTCTGATGTAATCGGCTACGGTAGTAATTCAAAGACAATCGGTAAGTCTGAGGACGGTAAATTCTATGTTCAGACCACCTTCTACGATGACGCTGCACTCCACAGAAACAATGATATCCGGCTCTCAGGGATGCTCAATAAGGGGAAGCTGGGGCTTCATGAGAATGAGGACATCAGGGGGGTAATTTCATGTCCGTCAGTAGAGCAGTGGAATATCTTTAAAAAGAAGCATAAGCCGACTATGGATCTGCTTAACTCTAAAGATGAAAGTACGAGAATGAAAGGGTTTAAACAGGTTGAAATATTGGAGCCTAATTGGGTAGTTTATTCAAGAACGTAGGAGATTATCATGGCTGGTAAATTGTGTTTCGGGGAGCCAAAGAACAATGCATGGTATCCGCGTACTGCAAGAGCTTTTTGCGAAGGTATGCAGAACAGATATAACGCGGTTACGCTGGTAACTGAAAATCCGCATGAGATCGGGTCTGAAGACTCGGACGCGTGGATTTTAGGCTGGACTGTTTCTGACGACGCCGTAGGTACTACGATAGACCCGGCTGATGCCCCTTGTTGCGCTGTACCTCATGGTGTTGTGCCAGCGCCATAATGCCAGCCAAAAGCAAGGCACAACAGAAATATATGGGTATGTGTGCTAACAAACGCAAGAAAGGGTGCCCGCCCAAATCAGTGGCTCGCAAGTTTGCACGCAAGCCTAAACGCGGCTACAAATAACGGTATCGGTTTACTGGTTCCGTTGCGCTTTCAACCTCCCCAGGTCGGCGCATAAATACCAGCTAAATTTGCGAGATTGATATGCCCGGATTACTACAGCAAATAATTAGTGGTGAGCTGAACAGGGCAATGAATGCGCCGCTTAATCCTCAATTCTCATCTGGCAACCTTGCGGCGGACAGGCTTGTCCAGGAGCAAACGGGTCCACCTGCGACTATCGGCGGTGCTGTTAAGACGGGTATGGAGTTCTCTCCTGGTCTAGGTGATGCTATGGCTCTAGAACAGGGTATCAGGGAGCTACAATCCGGCAACATAGGTGCAGGGATGCTTAACATGGCCACTGCCGTTCCTGGTATTGGTGATGCGGCTATGTTGGCTAAGATGGGTGGTGGCATCTTACCGGGCCTGATGACGGCCTATCACGGTACCCCGCACAGGTTCCCGCCAACAGAAAGCAACCCGCTAGGTGAGTTCGACCTGTCAAAGATCGGCACGGGTGAAGGTGCGCAGGCTTATGGGCATGGTATATATTTGGCTGAGGACCCAGGGACGGCTAAGAGTTATCAGGTTGATCTTGCGCCTGGGCGCGGCACTGATCCAGCTGTGATAAGGGGGTATGAACCCGGCCTCCCTGCCGGTGTGTCCGGCAAGTGGGGTTTATATGACAAAAAAACAGGCTACCAAGATACCGACTTTTACTTTGACACAGAAGCTGAAGCGCAGAAGTTTATAGATAATGCAGATGAACAGGCAGGCCATCTCTACGACGTTGACCTCCCCGACGAACAGATAGCCAAGATGCTGGACTGGGATGCGCCGTTGAGTGAACAGCCGGAGAGTGTGCGGAAAGGGATCAAACAGGTTGTTGATTATCAAGATTTTGATGATTTTGATAACCTTGCTTTAGCTGCTGTTAGGGGTACTCACCCTAGAGGTGGGTATGATCCTGTTGGAAAAGATATATATCAAGAATTGAGTGATTTATATAGCGATGCAGGATCTTTAGATCCTTCTGTAATGGCGTCTAAAGAGCTGAACACTCTCGGCATCCCCGGAATCAAATACTATGATGCAGGCTCTAGAACAGCAGGCGAAGGAACACGTAATTTCGTAATGTTTGACCCATCCGTATCAACCATAATTGGCAGGAGGTAGGAAATGGCAAATAAAGGTAACAGATTGAAATCCGCATTATCACAGATGAAAGGTGGCGACCGCATGTCTGCTTATACTGAGACTGACGGATACCCGAACCGGCGAGCAAGGGTCACGGTTAAAAAGCGGCCGACTCGCAGTCGTAGAGGCCCCAGTGCTGGCTTGACTGGAACAGGAACGCTGTCACGTGCAGCCGGTGCGCTCCGTAGTCGCAAGCGCAAGCAAGATAAGATTTACTAATGGCTATAGCCAATTACAGCGACCTGCAGGGATCTATCATCACATGGGCGGCGGCCGATGAGCCGACGTTTATCTCAACTGTGCCCGATTTTGTCAGCCTTGCAGAGGCTGTAATTCGTAGAGAACTTGACCAGTCAGCACTTGATACAGAAGAGTCATTCACTCCTGTAGCGGACATTAACGGCGATTATCCAACAGACTACACTGTATCGCTGGGTGACTTCCGTGGTATCCGGTCAATAACTTTTGGAACCGGTAACAACATACAGACAGCGGACTACCGGACTCCGGAAATGTTCTCGCTTGATACGCAGCGGTCAACTGGGGCAGCGCCTGGTACTGAATCTGCATGGATTTATACAATCCTTGACGATGTTATCCGGTTCAATCGGGGGCCGACTGCGGATTTTGTTATTGTTTACAAGGCTGTTCTCCCTCCCCTTACTGACCTTGCCCCGACTAATTGGTTGATGACTAATTTCCCTGATGTTTATCTACGCGGGTCTATGGTTGAGGCTTCGGCATTCAGGAAGGACGTGGAAGCTGAAGCTACATGGCAGACCCGCTTTACCAATAGCCTGAACCAGATGAAGAGATACCTTGAGAATCGCAGATATGCAGGTGTATCGCTTACCACAAGGGTTGCATAATGTTTGCTCAGGCGAAACTAGGTGATTTGTTACCTGATAACCCTGATAGAGACAACCCAGGCCTGGTTCGTGCCGATAACGTACTGCCAAACGCTACCTCATATACTCCTGCTAATAACATAGTTGAGGAGTCAAGCGCACTTGATAGCCTATGTAGGGGGGCTGTTGGCCTTACTGATGACCTTGGTGTAGTTCACAACTATGCAGGTGACTTACACGACCTGTACGAGCGTAAAACGGATACAGACGAACCTGGCGGCATAACGTTTGTCCGGATCTCAAGGGCTCCTAATACCGCGCCTCCTGCATACAACTATACTCTTCCAGAGACGCATAACTGGGATTTCACGCGAGCAGTCAGCCTTGTGACGGGGGCCAGTAGCGTAATTGTGGCAAATGGCATTGACCCGATACAGGAACAAGTTGGGTTCAGCGGTAATTTTGAGGATATGTTGCCAACAAGCGGGGCAGATGACCCACTAAACGAAAATACAGATCCTATCCCGACACTCCGATATATTGCCCCTGTCCGAGAGTTTATCATGGGCGGATGGACGGCTGCGCAAACAAATCTGCTTAAATGGTCGGCTATTGGTGATCCAAACTGGTGGACGCCTACTTTTAACCAATCAGGTGAACAATTATTGCCGCGTGGTGGCCAGATAACAGGAGTTGTCGGCGGTGAATACGGGGTAGTGTTCTGCGAGCAATCCATTTACAGGATTAACTATGCCGGTGATCCGGAGATTGTTTTCCAGATAGACGAGATCTCACCCGGCCATGGAACGACTGCACCAGGCTCTATTGCTCAATACGGTGAAAATATATTCTTTATTGATACCGATGGCTTTTACATTTTCAATGGATCTACGGCTGAACCTATTGGATCAAACCGGTTAAATGATACGTTCTTGAAAGATTATGACAGCGAATTCTCTCAGCGTGTTATATCTGCCGTAGATATAAGTCGGTCGCTGATTTGGTGGGGATACCCTAGTAATGAGGCCAGGACAGATTCAAATGGTGAAAAAGTACCAGACAAGATTATAGTCTATGACTGGACAAGTGGACGCTTTGCCGGTCCCCTGTTCATGGAGGTTGAGGAGCTTGTCTACTCGGAGACTTCCACCTCGTTTATGTTGGATGATGTGACTCCAATTAACTTCCCTGATGTGCCAACTATCAATGCAGGTGCAGATGTTGACCTTGATCAGTTTCCGTACCAGCTTGATGCTGGACTATTCAAGGGGGGCAATCCAAGGATGCAGGCATTCAGCTTTAACCACAAGCAATCATCCTTTACAGGACCGCCTCTACGCGCAAGTATCGAGGTAGGTGAGTCCATGCTTGTTCCGGGTGGGAAGGCGTTTGTAACCGGCCTTAGGGCACTTGTGGATGGCAACACGCCGAACATAACTGTAAGGACGGGCACGCGTAACGCCACCTATGGCGAGGTCACCTGGTCTGCCGAGCGACCGCCAAACCCTAGAACAGGATCATCAGAGTTTCGGGCGAACGCATTTTACCATCGATTCGAGATTAATGTTGACGGTGACTATGACCACATATTTGGCGGCGAGGTAACGTACACAGGGGCGGGGTCTCAGTGAGCGAAATAAAAAACTACCCCCGGATACCTGTCAGACTTAAATCATGGGAGGAGTGGTTACGGCGTGGATCTGCGGCAATAAACTATCTCCTTTTACACCTTGGTAGCACAAGTGATGACCTGGACGATCACACGCCAACCAATCCGCCAACACCCCCGACAACTTCAGACAACTGGAACGCACACGGCAATGATGGAGTAGGCGGTGGTGGGTTCAGTTTAGATAATAACCTGGATATGCCGTTAACGTTTTCCTACCAGATCAATGGCGAAGATATGGTGGCACGGAATACAGATTTAGAGTTCACGATAGGGCCTAATAATAACAATTTTCCTGGAAATATTGCCGCCAATCCCAACATTATTATGGGATATGGCTGCAGCAGTTTTAGCGGTTCTCGGCATAGCCTGAATGTAGGTTTAGATAACCAGGTTTTATGGAGGAATAGTGTAGGAGTAGGGATTGATTTACTGGTAAGTAATGTAGTTGGGGGAAAAAATGCTGTATTTGGCTATGAGTGCACAGGCGATGACGGATCAGCGGTGTCAGGGGTTGGATGTTCATCATTTGGCGGCGTATCAAACGGGATTGATAGCACAACAAATGCACAGACTTCTGTGGCATCGGGAATTAATTGTGTTTCAGATGGCGCCTTTGTTTACACATCGGGGGTCAACTGCAGTGCTACAGCGCTTAATAACTCAATGGCTTTTGGTATTAACTGTGAGGCGAATGGGCAAAATGTTGGGTCTATCGGTATTGGTGTTAGAAACTCTGTTGGCAACACATTAAAGATCGGTCCCAATAATTCTACGGCGATAGTTGTAGCAGGCAATGGGTTAGGCGTTGCCATAGATGACCCGCAGGCAAGGCTACATTTGGGACCGCCAAGCCCGACAACTCCTGCAATTATAATGGAGACCTCTGCATTTGGCCCTATAAATTCCCCAATTGCTGGCGCTATAGAATACTCCGCACAACCTGTATTTGGGCTTAATATTGCCAGCAGTACGGTAGGGGCTCCTGCGCTATTAACGACAGCATCCCCCCATGGAGTAACCACAAGTGGAGTTGCTCAATTCACAACAGTTCCAGGTGGTACATTTTCCCCTCAAATACTCGGAAATCAAAGTATTTCGTTCACGGTAACCGGTCCAAGCACTATTACTCTAGATGCTTACGAGTGTACGGTCGCTGGTGTTGGCGGCGTAATGAATTACACTAACGGCGATCATTACATATGGTTCACACATGCCGATCTTGAGCGGAGCCAGGTAGTAACCAACCGCACTATTGAAATAGATGGATCAGTAAACCCATATATTGCACTTGTCGAGGATTCTAATATCCTTGTGGATACAAGTACAGCGGTTGCGGCTGTTACAGTGCAGCTCCCGATGGCAGCATCTGCTATTAACCGGGTTATGAATGTTTCGCTGCAGAATGATCCAGGAAATCCACCTTTGCAAAACGTAATTATTCAGCCGATTCTAGGTGAGACTATAAACTTCGTTGCTTCTGCCACCATCCTTGTGGCGGCGGCTGGCACAAGCTTACAGATCACAAGCACAGGAACAAGGTGGGCCATAATATGAGTTTCACTCCGATCGCGATTACACATGTCTATGACCCTACTGACGACCCAACGTCAGACAAGACTAATGTACAAGAGGCAATGATTGACCATGCTCAGTCTATAGAGCAGCGTGTGGCGTCAATGTCCGGTGTTGTTGCTGGTGGGATTATGACGTTAGCGGACCCGGCAACATTTGATATATCCGATGGCAATGGCGAGATATTCGATAGCTACACTGAACCCGGAAATACATCAATCATAGAGTTCACATGGTCTGGTTTGACGGGTATTCCATTGACGATTGTAGGCACAGCAGGGTCAACAGATATATTCCTAAATAGTTCAGGCGCCGTTGTCGAGGTTACAGACCCGCCAACAGGGGCAAGTTTCAGAGAGATGGTTTATCTAGGGACCATATACCACAGTAGCGGGATAATCACTGATATAGCAAATGCCCCTGCCATCGTTAAACAGACGGCTACAGACAACTATGACGATATGCGTCATAACGTGGATATAACTGGATCTGATCTGCATGATGTAACGGGGCAACTGCAAATATGGCTTAATGAGGCAGTCGTGTTTTTCCCTTCTATTAACTGGATAAACGACAGGCTAAACCCTAATTCGATAACCCTGCCAGCAGAAGGGAGTGACATACTTCCAATAGATTTAATTCCGATAACGCAGACGGGATTACTGGGTGCTGCTGTTAATGATATACCAAAGGTATACAACCCGACAGGGGATACACTTACTGGAATGGTAGGCCAGCAGGCAACAATACACAGATTATATAACCTTGGTATAAACAGTCGCGAGTTCTACTTGCTGTATGGTCAGAATCAATATTTAAATGCAAAAGAGGCAAAGGATAATCTTCAGACTGATGAGGAAAGTATCGTATTTCCTGCAGAAGTCGGGGAAATGTTTTTTCTTGGCTGGGTTTGTGTTAGTGACACTGCGACAAGCTTTTCTGATGTAGATATCGCGTGGCTTGTTTCAAGGCTTGGTTCTGGCGGGAGCGGGGGAAGTGTTGCTGGAGTTACAGACCACACATTACTTAGTAATAGAGATGCATCTGATCAGCACCCGACAACGGCAGTTACAGGACTAGAGGGAAGGTTGGCTAATCTTGAAACGCTTATCGTTGAGCTGACTGTAAGCGGGTACGGGTCTGTATCACAAGATATAGATATTCCAAACTTTGACCTTGGTGCGGGATGGGTAATCTTGCCATTCGATACATTAGACACGCCAACACAGCGGGGCATATCTTTTGATATTGGTGCAGAAACGTTTACTTTCACAACTAATGGGGTTTGGCGTTTTTCTGGCGGGTTCTCGCTTGAAGGTCATAATAACTCGCAACAATCAAGACTAACGCATATGCGATTTTTTAATATAACGCAAGGGACAGGTAGTAACGAGATACCTGTCTCTATTGCAAGGAACGCAGAAGATACGACCTTTAATTTCACCAATTTGATCAACGTACCTAATGATATTGATGTATTTAGGATTGAGATTGGCAACGGAGATGTTGTCACGGGCGGTACGCTGATTGGTACATCAATTGCAGTTAACTTTGTTGATAACTTGAGTTCAATCTAATGGCGACAGGCGAAGAAGTAACCCCAGTAAAAACGTTCATTTCGGTAAGTTACTCACTGCTAGGAGGAGATCCTGACCACTTGCTTAGGCAGGAAGTCCATAGGGTTAAAGATGAGGATACAACAGACTTTGTAACTGTATCCGATGTAACTGAGGATGTCGGTGAAAAAGATGACTATAGGGACTTCCTGGTTGACCAGAGGGATGGTGTTGAAGACAGGAAAGTTGACACTGTTGATATACTTGACGATCAGATAGAGATACTTGACGAACAGATTGACGAAATAGACGCCTTATAGGGGAATGAAATGCCTGAAATAGTTACAAGAGGTGCAGGAGCAGAGTTATCTTACCAACAGGGGGATGAGCAAATATCGTGGCAGAACCTTGAGGTATCAACAACTCCTTTAGTTTTATCTGAGGTTCATAACAGAACCATATTGGTGGCAACTGTTGTGTCCTCATTGACTTTACCAGTAGCTGCAACACTCCTGGCTGCATTGAATACAGTCCATACAAGTGCGGTAAAGATAGGTTGGCGGGTGAAGGTAATAAATAATTCATCTGGTGATGTGACAATAGATGCTGCCACTAATGGAGTTACCTTGCAGGGGGCACCAGACAATATTCTTGTAAACCAGCTTGAATCAGTAGAGATATCGCTGGATGCGATAGATGAAGAATACTTCCTAGTAGGAGGTGGCGCGACAAGCATAGATAAGCTAGACCCCACAGTAGAGAATAATGCAGTTATACAGAATGATGCAGGAGGGCTAAAGGATGCCGGTGTACCTCTTGCGTCTGTTGATGTCACGCCATTTCCAGCTACCCTTCCAGCTACGAATGATGGTAATGCCCAAGCTTCAGTGCCCCATGGGCAAACTTCATGGGATAGCCTTACTATGCACCTCGTTCCTAAAGCACCGGCGGTATTAGCTGGATTTACTGATAACTCACAAATACCAATTACTACAGGCAATATGTCTGGAGGGGAAAGAATGACATTTGAAGTGGAACCTCCTGGTGGTGATGTAAATGTAATTCTCGATGGAGGCATTCAACTATATAGTCCTGGTGCGACTCCTCAAGCGGTGGATCTTAACCAAACAAATTTCGGACTCGTTGTAGTCTTCACTGATTACACGGTGCTCCCATAATGGCTGTTATCGGGGCTATAGGCTGGAACCCTTCAGGAAGCAGTCCTATTACATATGATGAAGAGGTGGCTGCAGATAGCCCGATATTTTATTTCAAGCTGGATGATGCAGACGATTTGGTATCGGCACCATTGATAGACTCTTCTGGGAATGAAAATGATGGGCAGAATATAAACCCTGCTCCTGGGGTCTCTGTCTCTCCATTACATGTTGGGAGTACAGCAGCTTTATATGCGGTATTCGATTCCAGCGTTGAACTTATGGAGTCGTCGCTCAATGTATTGCCATTGTCCGGCAGCTTCTCGGTTGAGGTGTGGGTAAACATACAATTACTCAATGATGCGGATGTAATTATGTCCCGATGGGGGAGTGTTCAAAATTTGTTTGCCATAACCCTAAATGATGTTGGTGGTTCTGATTTCAGAGCAAGACTTAGTATTCTGGACTCAACATCAACCCCATATAGTATTGATAGCTCCTTATCTCTATCAGCAAGCACAAGCTACCATATAGTAGTAACATATAGTTCTGCGAATGACTGGAATATGTATGTGAACGTGGTCAACGTTAACTCAATAGCCCAAAATAGAAGAGTAGTAACTGATGCAACTTTACGATTAAATACATATGGTGATGCATCCACAACCACAATGGGGAATTGTGAATACGATAGTTGGGCACTCTATGGTACTGAATTATCGGCAACCAGAATAGCGGCCCATTTTGCGGCAGGACAATAATAATGAATATACCCATTGTCAGTCTAGATGCTGGAAAGACCCGGAGCTGTGCGGGTTGGCTGGCCTTGAATTTGGTTGTACTTGCTGTGCTATATGGTCACATTGTTCTTCCAGAAAGAGAAGCAAAGAGGGCCATGGAGATCCAGATGACAAGATATGCCGCTACGGTTATCAAGCTAAGTGATGAAAACCAGCATCTTAAGAGGCGAATGCATGATACTTCATGTTTCTATGCAATGAATTAATAAGGACTCCCACTGTATGGCATTTTCCGGTTCATGTTCTTTGTAAAATGCTGGCCGCGTACTCACCTCACATAGCGGAGAAGTAACATTGCAACAGCCTGACCATGCTATAAGTTACCGCCAGCTCTCGGAGTTTTCTTTTAAAGCGGCACCCCCGAGTTACCCGCTAGATATTATGAAGGCCAGGTCCAGCACCTGCGCTCACCCCCAATGGGAACACAT